AACCCACCAGGAGTCTAACATTCCGGAGTTTTATCAGTACCGTCGAATCCAGATCGCTGAGATGAGGCCTTATTCGCCGGGAGAGCTTATGAAAGACATAAGTATCTCAGCCCCTGATCTTGCAAACGGGTCGCCTAAAGTCGGTGATATGATCGCACGCAACCCAAAGAATCACGCGGACCAGTGGCTCGTCGCCGAACAATATTTCGCCGACAACTTTGAGGCGCTATAATGGTAGCCCTCACCGACGCGAAGAACATCCTCACCAAGGCCATTATCCTCGGTGACAGCGGCACGGGTAAGACCGGCGCGCTCGCCTCCTTAGTCTCGGCCGGGTACAAGCTCCGCGTCCTCGACTGCGACAACAAGATCCAGACCGGCATCCTCCCTCAGGTCATCAAGCGCGATTGCCCTGACAAACTCGGGAACATCGATTATGAAGCAGTACGCGACAAGTTCAAAGCTTCTGCGCTTGGCCCTGTTTTCGATGGGATGCCTAAGTCTTTCACTCGGTCTCTGGAACTTCTGGACAAGTGGTCCGATGGATCAGTCCCAGCTAAATGGGGTCCTGAGTATATCTTTGTGCTCGATAGCCTTACGTTCTTTTCAGACTCAGCGTACAATTGGGCCAAATCCCTGAACCCCGGTACGAAGGACCCGCGCCAGTGGTTCTACACCGCACAGCAGGCCGTGGAAAACTCCATCGCCATGCTGACCGCCGACGCCTTCGCGACGAACGTCCTTGTGATCGCGCACGTCTCTTGGCAGGACCGGCCTGATGGCACGATGAAGGGGTATCCGGCCTCCGTTGGTAAGGCCCTCGGCCCCACCATTCCTGCCTACTTCGACAACATGATTTTGTGCCAGACAGGTGCTGGACAAAAGCGGACCATCCAGACCGTGCCAACGGCCTTGGTGGACCTGAAGAACCCGGCGTCGTTCACTATGTCGCCGACCCTACCCCTGGAAACAGGGCTCGCAACTTTCTTCGAAACTCTAAGGAAATAATATGTCAGATAAAGTGGACTCGGCATCCGACCAACGAACAGTGAACAACGTCGTCCGCCACGAGTACCGTGTACTCACCGATCTCGAAAAAGCCTACATGAAAGAGATCAAGGACATGGGGCGCGACTTCATCGGCCACTGCGATACGATCGGCACCTCTCGCGAGATGTCGCTTGCGAAGACGAAGATGGAAGAGGCGGTCATGTGGGCCGTCAAGCATATCACAGCTTAACCAGGAAACATACCATGGCAAACTTCACTGACATTCTCAACAAACCCGCTGAATCCGTTGAAAAACCGAAGCCCCGTCCTGTTGGCACATACCTTTGCATCGTCGATGGCCCGCACAAGCAGCGTGACGTGAAGGGGAAGGACGGCACCGAGTACCCTGTCGTCGGCTTCACCCTCAAAACTATGCAAGCGCAGGACGACGTGAATCAGACCGAACTCGCCGAGGCTGGTGGCGTGGGCAACAAGATGAACCACGACTTCTTCCTCGCCAACGCCGAAGGCCAGGTCAACGATTACCCGCTGGTCAACTTCCTCGAGAACCACCTCGGTATCGAGCGCACCGGCAAGTCGATCGCGCAAATGCTGGCAGAGGCGCCGGGCAAGCAGGTTCTCGCAACGATCAAACACGAAATCTACACTGACAAAGCTTCCGGCGAGCCCGCAATCGCGGCGCGTATCGGCGGCATCGCAAAGGCTTAACGGCTCGCCTTCTCCGTTAGGCCCTCGGCTCCCTCCGCGCTGTGAGTAGACTCCGTGGCGTGGGGGGAGTCATTCATCCTTACCATTCTATTTTTGAACGGACCATACCAATGACTTCCGGCACCTTCACCTCCATTCCAGTAGGAGCTATCATTGTCAACAGGGCCGAACGTCAGCGCAAAGAACTCCCTAATCTGGATGTGCTTGCAAATAGCATCAATCGGCTCGGCCTTATACACCCTATCGTTATCGATCGCGATAATGTTCTGGTTGCCGGTGAGCGGCGACTTGAGGCAGTTCGTTCTTTGGGCTGGTCTCACATCGCTTGTCAGTTTGCTGATGAACTTGATGCTAATATGGCTCGCGCTATCGAGTTGGAAGAAAACGTAAAACGTGAGGCGCTGCCGTGGCAGGACGAGGCCAAGGCCGTTCTCGAGTACCACGAACTTCGCGCGAGTGAAGATGAAACCTGGACCCAGGGGTCCACCGCCGAAGCCCTCGGCCTCAATCCGTCCGCCGTCACCGAGAAGATCAAGGTCGCTCGCGAAGTCCTTGCCGGGAATCGCATGGTCCTTGACGCGCCCCGGTTTTCAACCGCAAGAGGAATCGTATCCCGTGCAGAATCTCGTAAAGACGATGAAGCGCTTGCAGCGCTCACAAAGAGGCCGGAGGTTTCCGGCGCGGGGACCGAGCCCGAGTCCATCTTGGAGGCTGATTTCAATCAATGGGCAATTGATTACAGAGGGCCACGTTTCAACTTCCTTCATTGCGACTTCCCGTATGGGATCGATGCGAACAAGTTCAACCAAGGATCAGCTACGCTCCACGGAGGATACTCCGACACTGAGGAAGATTATTGGCGACTCCTTAGCACACTAGCTCGGAACATCGACACGATCTGCACTGAAAGTGCGCACATCATGTTCTGGTTTTCCATGCACTACTACCACGACACGCTCCGATTCTTCGAGCAACACACAGACTTCCGGATCGACCCCTTCCCTCTAATATGGGTGAAAAGCGATAATGTCGGAATCCTCCCAGACCCCGAGCGGGGGCCGCGCCGCATCTATGAGACGTGTCTCTTTGGATCGCGAGGCGATCGTCGTGTAGTTCGCTCAACCTCGAACGCCGTCTTCAGCCCAAGTCAGCGCGATGAGCACATGAGTATCAAACCAAAAGAAATGCTCATGAAGTTTTTTCAAATGTTTGTAGATGCGAATACTATAATGCTTGATCCAACTTGTGGGTCAGGTGGTGCACTCCAAGCTGCTGAGGAAATGGGTGCAAGTCATGTAATTGGACTTGAACGAAATGAAGAATTTGTAGCAAGAGCTACAGCATCATTAAGGAAATCAAGAGATGCAAGAACACAATCTTTGGTGGCTCGCAGGGCTGTTTGAAGGTGAAGGATGGTTTGGTCTTCATAAACAACGAAGTAACTACACTGGAAAAGAAATTGTCAATCCAGCTGTCTCGATTAAAATGGTTGATCGAGATATCATCGAACGAGTTCATGTAATTATGGGGCACGGTTCTTTAGCTTCAGTTGTAATTCCATCTGGAAAAACAGCCTATATTTATCGAACCTCTGGTAAAAACGCTGTTGAATTTATGAAACGACTTCAACCATTAATGGGAGATCGACGAGCCCATAAAATTGGTGAGGTTCTTGAGGCTTGGAGAATCAAGAATGAAAATCGCACAAGTAGTCTTGACAAAGACAAAGTCGGGAAAGTGGAAGATAGCGGTCATGAGTTTGCAGCAGACTGAGGTCGTCGATATTTTCACGACCGAGGGTGCAGTCGTTCACGCACTCCGTCGTACCATGTATGACTACGAGTGGGAGCAACTTTCCCTTGACGTGTAAGATCGCAATCGTCGGCGAAGCCTGGGGCGAAGAAGAGGAACGCCAGCGCGCGCCCTTCGTCGGCGCATCCGGCTGGCACCTAACCCAAATGCTCGACGAGGCCGGTATTCACCGCGCCGACTGTTTCCTCACTAACTGTTTCAACTTGCGCCCGCCAGGAGGCAATGATGTCGCCAACCTCTGCACAGATAAAGCTAACGGTGTCGGTGCACTTGGACCTGTTACGCTCGGAAAGTATCTCGATCCTAAATATTTGCCAGAGCTTGATCGACTCGCAGGAGAAATCAACGAGCTTAAGCCCAACATTGTCATCGCTCTTGGAAACACTGCTTCGTGGGCCATCCTGGGTACCAGTGGTATTTCAAGAATTAGAGGTACAGTCACTAACGGCGGACGGCAGTCGTACAATAAATTCAAAGTCCTTCCCACCTTCCACCCCGCCGCAGTACTCCGAGACTGGTCTCTCCGACCAGTAACAGTCCTCGACTTGGCGAAAGCCAAACGCGAAAGCGAGTTCCCTGAAATCCGCCGCCCCGAGCGCATTGTATACGTAGAACCTGATCTTAACGACCTGGAGTGGTACTATGAAAGGTTCATCGTTAATGCACGATCTTTATCGTTCGATATTGAAACTAGCGGCGACCAAATTACTTGCATCGGGTTTGGACCAGACAAAACAACAGCTCTTTGTATCCCATTTAGAGACAATCGACAAACTACTGGACCACGCATGGGTTGTTACTGGGCCACCCACGAAGCTGAGGTATTGGCGTGGGGATTTGTGCGTCGAGTTCTCGGCCTCCCAATGCCCAAATACGGGCAAAATACTCTTTACGACATTAATTTCCTCTGGACTCGCTACGGAATGTTCCCAGTGAATTATGAAGATGACACAATGCTGTTGCACCACGCGTTGCATCCGGAGTCGTTGAAGGGATTGGGGTTCCTCGGCTCCGTCTATACAAATGAGTCTTCGTGGAAATTGCTGAACCGGC